ACCGAGCTGCCAAGCGCCCACGCCGAGACCAGCCACGCCAGCCATAGCAAGCAGCAAATCACCCAGCGTGGCCTTGTCCGGCTGGGTGTAGATTTCCATCGGCTTGCCTTCAGCATTGATGCCTTGGATCGTGTACTGATCCTTCGCACCGCGCATGCCAGCGGCCTTATTGATGAGGGCTTCGAGTTCAGCCTCGGTGTTCGCGGTCGCGATGACATCGCCGTGGCCGCTGTCATTGAGCAGTCGATACCCGCCAGTGTAAGTGCGCGGGTCGAAGGTGATCGGGATACGAGTGTCGCGGGCGTCGAGATTGAAGTAACGCAGCGCCTGCTCTTCCGGCGTCTCACCGTACAGGCTGAGCAAGCCGCCCATGGCACCCGGCATCAGCGCCGCGTTGGTCAGGCTGTCACCGATCGGTGAAGTGTACAGCTTGCCCTGCGCGGCCTGCTTCCCAATGTAGTCAGCCAACGCATTCGCGCCGCCATCCTGCATGAACTGCTTCTGGAAGTCGGCCAAGTTCCAACCGCCGAGGTCGATCGGGGTGGTTTCGGCGGGCGCAGGCTCAGCCACGACGGGCTGCTCAGTCGGCAGACCATACGCGGTCGGCACCGGCTCGGCCATGACAGGCTGTGCAGTCGGCAGGCTGTACGCGGTGGGCTGCGCAGTCGGCGTGGTGTAGACCGGCTGGCCGGTCAGGGGGTCTACAGTGGCGGGCAGGGACTCGAACGTGCCACCGCCGCCGTCAAGCACCGACCGCTGCAGGTATCCAGTGAAGCCGGGGACGTAGTACTCATTCATCAACCTGCACCTTCTAGCATCGGATAAGCGCGCATTGCCCAATCACGCCAGTCCGAGAACTGATAAGGATTAGGAAGGGAACGCTGCGTAAAGGGAGACGCGCGTACTAGCCCCAAAGCCCAATCACGCCACCCAGTCTCCTCGGGCGGCGTACCGAAAGACCAAGCATCGTTAACGGCCAATATAACCGAACAGGCCCAGTCTTGCCAAGTCATTCCGCGCGGATCAATCATCAGCCTAGTGTCGTCCCGTCGCCGGGCTGCAGGTGCGCCAGCACGAGGCCCATCTGGTAGTCGCCGCCGAGTGTGTTGCTCTCGAAGTGGAAGCGCAGCTCGCGCCGCTGCGTCTTGAAGAAGACGACCTGATCCTGCGGCGTTTCAGGCACCTCCTTGATGAGCATGGCCTCAGTCTCGACTTCCGGAGCGCGGGCGTTTGCGCGGCCGGTGACCTTCACCGTCATGTTCCCGCTCTGGACAAAGTCCGGTTCGATCATCAGCACCTGCAGGGCCTTGTTGATCTGCGCCGTGACGGGCAGCGAGATGTCCGCTGTCTCGAAGTAGGACCGGATGGGGTTGAGTGTGAGGCCGTCGATCTCGTCCGTCCCGACCTCGTGCACCCAGAACTTGTAGGGCTGCGCGAAGGTCAGATTGAACGTGGCTCCGACGCCGCCACCTCCGATGACTTCGTACTCGCCACCGAGCATATCGAGGTAGAGGGTGTAAGTCTCCGGCCCGTAGTCGTAATCGGCAGTGCAGGGGTTGGTCGGCGTCGTCGTGTACTCACCTGCGTTGGTGATCTCGACAGCCGTGATGGTGCCGGCTCCGTCAACCGTTACGACTGTCAGCTCGGTCCTGATCGTGCCGATGCCGCCGTCTACGACCAGCACGTCTCCCGGTGAGTAGCCGCTGCCGCCGGAAGCGATGGTAACGCCCGACGCCTGATAGTTCTGCTTCTCGACGCCCGAGAGCAGGGGCTTGCGGAAGACCGTCGGGAACACGCCCGCCCCGCGCCCGCCGTTGGGGAGCGCGGTGTCGTACCAAGTGTTCTCACGAACGTTGTAGATGATGGCGTGGTTGGGTTCCTCGCTGTCCCCAAACGGGAAGCACCACCAGATTTCACCAAAGCGCGGCACCTTGTAGGCGAACACCTTCTGGCGCTGGGCGTAGTTGAGGTTGTCGAAGAAGAAGTTCTGATTGAGGTTGTTCTCGACCTCCCGGACGACGCCGTTGAACATCAGGAAGCGGTCCGTGCCGATCCAGTAGAAGATGCCGTCGTACTCGATGACCGACTGCGACGACAGGATCGAGGACTGCGTGCTGATCGTGTCGAACTGGAATGTCTGCGTGCCGCCGACGTAGCTGCCGCGGATGAGGCTGTCAGCCGACCAGAACAGGCCCGAAGGGCTGTTGCCCGGGCCGCCGCGCAGGGGCATCCCCCGCACGATCTTCTGACCGGTAATGTACGCATTCCCCGCGCCGCTGCCGACGTAGTCAGCCGGGTTGTTCGGCACAGACCACGCGACGTAGCCGTCGTTGCCGAAGGCGAAAGTGTAGGGCGGCAGCACGACCACGCCGCCAGTGCAATTGAAGTTGGCGGGCTTGTTGCCGCCGGGCACCGCAGTCAGCGCGCCGGTCCCCAGCAGCGCTCCAGTGAAGATTTCGCCGCCGTCGCTGTTGCAGATGCAGTTCAGGTTCGGGGCGACCTGCGCCACGATCTGGTTGCCGCTAACCGTGCTGTAGCTGACGCCGAACTGCCAGAGATTGCCGTCATCGGCCGTGAAGCCTGAGGTCGGCGTCCGGTCGGTGATGACGCTCGTGTTGTAGCTGCCGTCGATATAGAACCGCTCGACCTTGCTAGCCGAGCCCGCGTGGATGTAGGTCAGCAGGTCCTGCGTGTACTCAAGGAGCGTGCGGGGCAGACCGCGCAGGAACTTGTTGATCGAGCGGTAGCCGCCGATCTTGCGCGGCAGGCCGCGCTGTAAGCGCACCCACTGGCCGTCGACGTACTGGTCGCCCTCGAACCGGGTGCCGTCCCGCTTGATGCCGGGGAGCGACTTAATCTGGACGATCTGCTCCGGCATTAGAGGACCTGCGCTTCAAGGGTGATGGTTGCGCTGTCGAGCACAGTTGTCGTACCCGTGCGCCGGATTTCGACGGTGAACATGCACAAGTTGGTGGCCCCAGAGACGAACTCTTCCACGTACCAACTACGCGTACCTCCCGAGATCGCCAACCAAGTACCCGTCCCGCTACCGCCAGACAGCGCACCGAGAGTCACCGTAACGCGGACTTCATAGTTCGCGGCCTGCGTGGTAGGCGTGCACCACTGCTCAATGTTGACCGGGTTTATGCCCCCAGCCTGCGTGGAATATTCGATCTGCCCGCCACCAGTCACGAAGTACCATGCGTAGGCGGCGGTGGCATCGAGATCGCTAACGGTCTGGTCGGTGATCGTGATGACCGCGTCGGCGGCGTTAGAGCCCAGCAGGGCGAGGTGGATGCCGCTCATCAGGTTAGCCCCACCCCGCTAATCCACCAGCGGGTGGACGTGACCTTGCGGATTGTAGCCTGCCCGGCAGCAGCCAGCGTGCGCGTCCCGGTCGTGTTGTTGGGCGACCAGAGGAGCGTGTCCGTCGTGATGGCGATGGACCAGTTCTGGTTGCTGTCGTTGGTGATCTGGATGATCGTGCCGACGGGGAAGGCCGTGGTGCCGTTGGCCGGGATGGTAACCGTCTGGGCCGCAGTCGTGCCCGAAATGTAGATTTCCTTGCCCGCGTTGGTCAGGGCGAGGGTGTGGTTGGCCGTGATAGCGACCTGCGGCAGACCACGGAAACCCGGCGACGCGGCGGCGATCGTGCCGGTGTCGCTGACCGAAGTCCCCGCATCGAGCGTGTTGCCGGTGGTCAGAGTCTTGTTAGTCAGGTTCTGCGTGTCGGTGGTCCCGACAATGGCGCCGCTCGGCGCCGTCACAGTCGTGAAGGCCGAAGCGCCGTTACCGATGACCACGCCGGTCAGCGTGGTCGCCCCGGTGCCGCCATTCCCGACCGGCAGCGTGCCCGTGACCTGCGTCGCGAGGCTGACGCCCGAGAGCGTGCCGCCGAGGGTCAGGTTGCCGCTGCCGGTGACCGTGCCGGTCAAGGTCAGACCGTTGACGGTCCCCGTACCGCCCACGCTGGTTACGGTGCCGTTCCCGGTGCCCGCGCCGATCGCGGAGCGGAAAGTGGCCGCGTCGAGCGTGCTCACCGTGTTGTCGGCATTGACGCGCAGGAACGTCACCGCGGTCGGGTTGGCCAGCGTAAAGAGGTTGCCGCCGACAGTCGTGGCGCCGAGGTTGGTCCGGGCGCCGGAGGCCGTCGTGGATCCGGTGCCGCCCTGCCCGACGCTGAGGGCCGTAGTCAGGCCAGTCAGCGAGGTAATGTCGTTGTTCGCGCCGCTGGCCGCAGCGCCGAGGGCCGAGCGGGCCGCCGAAGCGCTGGTAGCGCCAGTGCCGCCCTGCGCCACGCTGAGGGCGGTGGTCAGGCCGGTGAGCGAAGTGATGTCGCTGTTCGCACCGCTCGCCGCAGCGCCGAGATTGAGACGCGCGCCCGATGCGCTGGTGGCTCCGGTGCCGCCATTCGCGATAACCAGCGTTCCGTCCAGCGTCAGCGTGCCCGAGGTTGTGATCGGGCTGCCGGTGAAGGATAGGCCCGTCGTGCCACCGCTGGCCGCCACGGAGGTGACCGTACCGCCCCCGGCCGTCGAGGCGATGGTGATCGACCCGTTCCCGTTGGTGATCGTGATGCCGCTGCCCGCAGTCAGCGTGGCCTTGGTCAGCGTGTTGCCGGTGCTGTTACCGATCAGCAGCTGCCCGTTGGTGTACGAGGTCTGGCCCGTGCCGCCATTGGCGACAGCCAGCGTCCCGGCGAGCGTAATGGTGCCGGACGTGGTGACCGGGCCGCCCGAGGTGGTGAGGCCAGTCGTGCCGCCACTGACGTTGACGCTGGTGACCGAGCCGGAGCCCGTGCCGACGCCCACGCCGTTGATGAACAGGCCCGTCGCGTTGATGGTGCCAGCGCCCTGCGCGCCACCAGTCGGAGCGCCGACCGTCAGACCGCCAGCCGGGCTCAGGCCCGTGATGTCGGTGTTAGCACCGCTCGCCGCAGCGCCAAGGTTGGCCCGCGCGCCCGAGGCAGTGCCACTCCCCGTGCCGCCCTGCGCGACGCTGAGGGGCGTCGTGAGGCCGGTCAGCGAGGTGATGTCGCTGTTCGCACCGCTCGCCGCTGCGGCGATGCTTGAGCGAGCGGCGGCCGTGGTCGCGGCGGTGAATACGCCGTCCCCGATCCCGGTCGCGCCGAGGTTGGTGCGGGCCGAGGCGGCGCTCGTCGCGCCAGTGCCGCCCTGCGCAATCGGCAGCACGCCTGCGAAGGGCGAGGAGGTGGTGGCCGAGATGATGGCCGAGCCGTCGCAGTATAGGATGGCCGTCTCGCCCTGCGTCACGGCCGTCGAGCTACCACTGCCCGCAGCGCGCAGGCTGAGGGTGTAGGCCCCCGTCGTGGCGTTGTTGACCCAGTACTGCTGCACGGTGGCGGGCACGACAATCGTCACGTTCGAGGTCAGCGTGCCGGTGAACTTGTAGGCGATGCGGTTAAGTTCCGACCCGGCAAGCGTGTACGTGCCGCCGGTGACCGCGATCGACGTGTAGTCGAAGGCGAAGACGGGCTGCTGCCCGAGGCCGATCGTGAACCACTCAGTGCCGGTGGAGACCAGCACGGCGCTGTCGCCCGGCTGTAGGACCAGCGTCGGGCCGTCGTTGACCGTCTCGGAGCCCGCCGGGTCGATGGTCAGATCGCCCTGACCAGCGTTGCGGATCTGCACGAACCAGCCGTTTCCGACAGTAGTGGCAGTCGGCAGGTTGAGGGTGCCGAGGCCGTCCGTCCAGACGAAGGCCTTCGCGCGATCAGGCGCGGTCAGGCTATAGGGCGTCGTCGAGAACTCGGTGACCGGGTAGTTCTGGGCGAGGGCGGAGCCGCTCGCCAGCAGGCCGGGGCCGGCCAGCGCCGAGGCCTGCGCCTGAGCAGTCGCCGCGCCGTACCGGAAGGAGCGCCACGTACCGCCGACCGAGTTGTTGTCGGTCAGGTACGTCTGCCACTGCTCGCCCGGCCCGATGCTGAGGATGGCGTTCCCGTCAGCCTTGTCGACCGTGATGGTGCTGGGGCCGAGGTTGTTGAAGAGGATCGTCGTGCCGACGCTGACCGACTGGGCGTTCGACAGGGTGATCGTGTACGGCCCGGCGGGCGTCACGTCGATGATGCGCGCGACGACATTCGCGCCGTTGCTGTCCTGCGGCCACTCGAGGGTGGTGTCGGCGTCGAGCGTGAGGGCCAGATAGGAGACGTCCGACGGGTAGATCGTGTTGCCGCCGAAGACTTGGGTGAAGCTGCCGGACATTCTTTAAGCCTCCTTGCGCACAGCGCTGCGGTCGAGGATCTTGGCCAAGTCCTCGCCGTTGAGCATCGCCGCCGCGCGGTCGTACATGCTCTGCCAAACGGGAATGCGCTCGTCGTTCTTGAGGAACGGGGTAGCCTCCAAGAGCGTGCCGTAGAGCAGGATCTCGGGCGCGTTCTCGGTCAGCCAGTTGGTCTCGTGCTCGTCATCGAGGAGCGGCGGAAGTTGGTAGTAGAGGATCTCCAGCGGGTACGCCGCATCGGCAGTCGGGACGACCAGCCAGTGGTTGTAGTCGTAGTCCCCGTAGAAGACAGGCTCGTCGGTCTGGGTGGCGTCCGGCCAGTACGTGCGCAGGTACTCGTAGCCGCGCAGGTAGAGGCTCTTGCGCTGCTCGTTGTTGGCACCTGCGCCGATCGTGACAGAGACCGTGTCGCGCCACCGGTCGGGCTTGGTCACGACGGACTGGCCCGGCGCGAGGTTCGTGGTGACCACGTTGATGAAGCCCTGTATCTTCAGCTCGCGGGCGATGCGCCGCTCCGCGAGGTTGATAAGGCGCGGTATCTGCTCGAACACGACCGGGTCAGCGGCAAACGTCGCACCGCGCTCCAGATAGCGCTGGACGTCCTGCTTGAGGGTCGTGAAGGTCATCGCGGTGGCCATGGCGCGGTCCTTATATCACTTTTCTGCGGCTTGCACAGCATCCGTCCACGCTTTGGCGAGGGCGGCGTGCCGGGCGGCGCAAGTTGCGTAGGCGTAGACCAAATCGGCCTCCCACTGGAGGCGCTCAGGGTCGATCAGCGGATCCGGAATTGGCGGCAGGGCGTCGCACTTCTGCGCCAAGTTCGCCGGAGGCGGCGGCATTGGCACGCTCACGGACGGTTTCGAGCAGGCCGACACCAGCGGCAGGCACAGCGCAATCAGCAGGTACTTCGACGTCACGGTACACCTCGCGGATGGTGTTTCGCGTCTCGATCTGGGCTGGGCGCAGTTCGGCGAGAAACTGTTCAAGTTCTTCGGCGGGCAGATTGGCCGCCTTGATCGCGGCCTTCTCGGCCTCGTGCGCGCGCTCCATCTGCGCGAGCTGGTCGCTGTCCGCCTTCCAGTCGCGCACGGACCAGCCGGCCACGAGGCCGAGCAGGAGCGCGCCCCCCGCGCTATACAAGACGAGGGGGTTAATCACCGGCGCCCTTGATCTTGCCCCACTCGCGCACCGCGAAAGCTCCGGCGATCGCCGTCACGAGGAGGGAGAGGCCAGTCAGGTCGGTGCCCGGCATCTCGCCCGTGCGCAGCAGCATGTAGAGCGGCACAACCACGCCGTGGACGGCCATGGTCATCGCGATCCAGAGACAGGTGATCGGGCGCCACCACTTACGGATGACGCACAGGGCCGTCTTCTCGAAGGCGAGGAGGCGCTCCTTGAGGCTCACGCCTCGTCCACCGATACCGCGCCGCCAGCCATCTTGACCGGCCTGCCGACCACCGGCTCACCGGCCGGCCAGCGGATGGCGATGCAGCGCGCCTTGGCGAGCTTCATGATGTTCACGCCGTTCGACTGGTTGCCGCCCAGCACGAAGTAGAAGCTCGCGTCCTCGCCGACGTAGAAGCCGAC